GGAAATGGAAACAGATAAGCTGATCCCCTACACCCGCAATCCCCGCAATAACAAGGGGGCTGTGGCGAAGGTGGCGGCGTCGATTAAGGAGTATGGATTCAGGCAACCCATAGTGGTTGATGGCGAAATGGTCGTGGTGGCAGGGCATACCCGCTTGGCAGCCGCTTGGCAGTTGGGGCTTGGCAAAGTCCCGGTCCATATAGCGGATAATTTGAGCGATACACAAATCCAAGCCTACCGGATTATGGACAACCGTTCCCATGAGGAAGCGGAGTGGGATGATGAATTACTTGGCATTGAGCTTGCGGATTTAAGCGACCAAGACTTTGACCTAGACCTTACGGGTTTCTCCGCAGCTGAGATTGAGCAGTTGATGAACGACGAATCATTGAGCGACATAACACCGGGAGGCGGGAACGGAGAGCTTGCGAGAAAATTTCTTGTGCCACCGTTCTCTGTTTTAGATACCCGGATGGGATATTGGCAAGATAGAAAACGGGCATGGAATAGTATCGGGATAGAGTCTAGAGATGGTCGTGACGAAAATTTAATAGGCCATTCCCCACTCGTTAATATAATAAACGCAGGGACGAGTACTTTCGACCCGGTGCTTTGCGAGCTTGTTTATTTGTGGTTTTCTAACAAGGAAAACATAATCCTTGACCCATTTTCCGGGGGTAGCGTCCGGGGGATTGTAGCGTCAAAGTTAGAGCGGAATTATATCGGCATGGATTTAAGTAAGAGGCAAATAGAAACTAACCGGGGTCAGGCCAAGAATGTTTGCGAATCTCATACTCCGGTTTGGAATGTCGGTGACAGCAGGAAAATCGATTTACTGGAAGCAGAGGCCGACCTCGTTTTTTCTTGCCCCCCTTATCACAACCTAGAAGTTTACTCCGAGGATGATAAAGACATTAGCAACATGGATTGGGAAGAATTCTTGCCAGCCTACAGAGAAATCATATCTAAGTCGGTGGGGATGCTAAAGGATGATCGGTTCGCCTGTTTTGTCGTGTCAGAAATAAGAGACAAAAAAACAGGACTTTGCAGAAACTTTGTGGACGAAACGAAAAAGGCGTTTCAAGATGCCGGGGCATTTTTATATAACGATGCCGTTCTGATTAATGTTGCGGGGACTCTCCCAATTAGAACACCCCGGCACTTCAAGGCAAAGAGAAAAATGGGACGGATGCACCAGAATGTTTTAGTTTTTGTCAAGGGGGACCCGGCAAAGGCAACCGAGAATGCCGGGGAGATTGAGGTCGCTGAAATGGAAGAGATGTTTGGGGAAATAAATGAGCTTGCCGAAGCCGAAAATTGAAATGTTTGACGGGGTTCATGCAAATTATGACGCAAAGGCGTGGCGATTTATCAAGCAATATGCCGGGGGGGGGATGCCTTATTTTGGAATGTGGCGGGGTGAATAAATATGCCTAAAGCAACTTATCCAATAGACACGATTTGCAAGATGCTTGACCTGACCGACAGGCGGGTTCAGCAATTAGCTAAACAGGGAGTGCTTCCTAAGACAGAGAAGGGGAAGTATGACCTAGTTGGATGCGTTAGGGGTTATGTCCATTATTTGAGGGACAGGGCATTGGGCAAAGACTCCGACCTGGACGGTTATCAATGGCGGGATCGGAAGTTAAAAGCCGAGGCGTTAATGGCTGAGATGGAACTCAACGAGATGAGGGAAAGTCTTATCCGGGTTGAGAAGGTCGAGAACTATTTAGACAAATTGTTTACGGCTATCAAGCAACATATTTTAGCGATGCCGACCAAGGTTGCTCCAATGGTTTTATCCGAGGAAGCGTTAGAAGGGGTTGAGCTTGTGCTTCAAGGGGAAGCGCATGACATTTTAAACTTAATTGCAGATTATGAAATCAGCGACGATCCAGATGACGGAGGATCAGATCATTCGGAATCTGATACAGAAATCTCAGGGGAAAGCAAGACCTCCGAAGAGACTAACGGTAACGGAGTGGGCGAGTAGGTATCGTTGGCTCAGTTCTGAGGCCAGTTCCGAGTCGGGGAAGTTTAATACTCTGAGGGCTTACTTCCAGACGGGTTGGATGGATGCGTTTAGCGACCCCAAGGTGAAAGAGGTTGTTCTTATGGCATCGAGTCAAGTGGGCAAGACAGAATCTTTCGTTAATAACGTCATAGGGTTTTATGTTCATCAAGACCCCGCTCCTATCTTGATGGTGCAGCCGAGCTTGTCGATGGCACAAACTTGGTCGAAGGATAGGTTCGCTCCCATGATACGGGACAGCAAAGCCTTGAAATGTTTGATAAGAGAGCCGAGGGCAAAGAATTCAGAGAACACGATTCTCGCTAAGAGTTTTCCGGGGGGACGGTTAACGGTTATCGGTGCGAACTCTCCCGCATCGTTAGCATCCAGACCGATCCGGGTTGTTTTATTAGATGAGCCTGACCGATACCCACCATCAGCGGGATCGGAAGGTGACCCAGTAAACCTAGCAAGGAAACGAGCGACTACATTCTGGAACCGTAAAATTGGAACGTGCGGGACACCTACGGTCAAGGGATCGTCAAGGATTGAGGCTGCTTATCTGGAATCAGATCAGAGAAGGTATAACGTCCCCTGCCCGCATTGCGAAACTTACCAGATTTTAAAATGGGCAAATTGCAGATGGGACGAAGGGAAACCAGAAACCGCACACATGGTTTGCGAGAGTTGCGACAAGGACATACAGGAACGAGATAAACAGCGAATGATTATAAAGGGGCGGTGGAAGGCAGAGCAACCTTTCCGGGGCATAGCGGGCTTTCATTTGAACGAATTATACAGCCCCTGGGTTAAGTGGTCGGAAATGGTCGCAAAGTTCCTAGAGGCTAAAAAATACCCGGAGACTTTAAAGGTCTGGATTAACACAAGCCTTGGGGAAAGTTGGGAAGAGGAAGGAAACACTCATGACGAGAATCAGTTAATGGCAAGGCGGGAGATGTATCCAGAGAATCATTTGCCCGAAGGCATCCTTGCAATAACTACCGCAGTTGATGTCCAGGCGGATCGTTTAGAACTTGAGTTTAGAGGGTGGGGTATAGGTGAGGAGACTTGGGGGATTGATTATGTGGTTATCCCCGGAAACCCCGCAAGCATTGAACTATGGGAATCCCTAGACCAACACATTTCGAGGGAATTTAAAACGGTGGATGGGTTGAGTCTAAAGTCTGCCTGTACGGTGGTTGATTCAGGCGCATTTACTCAACACGTTTATGAGTACGGTCGCAAACACCAACCGGGAAGGGTCTACCCGATCAAGGGGGCATCTTCCAGAGGGTTGCCAATTATCTCCAAACGCTCTCAGGACAAAAAGACGGGCGCTGTATTTTATGTGCTAGGCACGGACACGATCAAAGACACGATTTTTGGACGCTTGGGGGTTGAGGATAAGGGAGCGGGTTACTGTCATTTCCCCTTAACTTACGGGGCAGAGTATTTCGATATGCTAACCGCAGAGCATTGCGTCACGAGATTCAATAAAGGCATCCCAAGGCGTGAATGGGTAATGAAGAAAAACAAGAAACGCAACGAGGCACTCGATATTTTCGGATATAACTTTGCAGCTTTAAAAATACTCAACCCAAATTTTGAGGGGATCGTTAAAACACTTCAAGACCGGGCAAAGGGTATTGAACCAAAACCAAGACAAGCTAGACCCCGGAAGAATTTCAAAGGGGCAAACAATTTTGTTAGAGGATTTAGATAATGGCCTTTGATGTACCTGATCCAAATACTCCCCCGGAATCGGAACCCTTAAAGTTTCATGCAGGGGAGACGGTGAAATGGAAGCGGACGGACTTGTCTGATTTTCCCGCATCGACTTATACGCTTTATTACACCCTGGTTAAAGACGGAACGAGGATAACCTTTAACTCCTCCCAAGACGGAAGCACCGAAAATCATGCGGTCACGTTGGCACACGCAACAACGGCAGCATACACGGTCGGTGTTTATAATTGGTCGGTTGAGGCGAGGAGTTCTTCCGAGGTTTATGTAGTCGACAAGTATTTCCTC